CAGCAGATACTGTAGTCCAAGTTTCCTCATTCTTATCAGTATCAAAGCAATAGATGCTGTTTCCGCCAAAGTTAGGACTATTGAATCCTTCACTGTTGAAACTTTGTGTCATCACCATCGATACACCAGTCATAAAGTCCTGAAGCATACCAGTACCAGAACTAGCGTGAACAAAGGTAATATGGTTGCAGTCAGGGTTTTGCTTCTTAAGGTAGTTCTCAAAGTACCATTGCTTCCGATACCACTTTCCTACGTTAGCATCACATCCCTTTTCACTTGCAAGACGTGTGATGAATGCAACAGGCTTTCCTTGGTAGTAAAACACCGCTTCGCCAGCACGGGAAAGAGTAAAGCATCCAACACCTCCGGGAATCATATCATCCTTCAGTAAACGCTCTACTACAAAATCAATTTCAGTAGCATTGAAAAAGTTACCAAGATATGTCGTTACGTCAAACAAATTGTTCATCTGCACTAGGCTTGATTCTGAAGCCGCTCCACCGTGACCAACATTCAAACATGCACTTGCCATTACTGTTCTCCGACCTTGTGATGATATATTGTACTGTATATATTTATGCCTGTCAAGAAAAATAATTTGTTGACAAATTTTTATAGGAATGGTAAATACCATTCCTATAAACACTTTGCATAAAAAAATAAATAATAAAGCCCTTGACAAATGTCAAGGGCTGTGTACAGACTACTCTTGGTAGTAGTCTGTATATTGGTCTGTATCCCATTGTTCTAGGGCAGATTCAGTTGCATCCTGAAGCAACTCTGAAAGTGACATTGTAGGATTCTGTTTTACCAGATCCTTCAACTCACTGACAACGTATCCTTTGAAGGCTGGATCGCCTTCAACGTTGTCGCTTACGAATTGTGAGATTGTAGTGTTTTCCATACCAATATTATATCATATTGTATATACCTGTCAATATATTTTATAAAAGATATATGAACAATGTAGATCCAGAATTGTACCCTGTTGATTATGGTAATATGATCTCTGACGTATGGTTATATGTTAATCCATTAACTGGTAAGCATGCAAAAACAACTAACAGTGGGCATTTAGCTGTTTTTATAAATGAAAAGATCGGACGTAGTTTTGAAACAGTGTCTACAGCATTGTCTGGAATGATAGGATATAGAGCCAGTTGGGATGAAATGATTGATATAGCGAGCAAGCAGACAGGTGGATCCTATGAACTCTTTACTAATCATTATAACTAACGTATTATTTGTATGTATCAGTATGTGGACAATTGTTTTCTTGTATATGGGTTGGAAGAATGGCAAAGATAATAAATAAGACGGATCACGTTATAGCACTAATGATAGATGGTAAATGGGAAACTATTATGCCCTATGGTCTATCCTGTAAGTTAAAAGCCACTAAGTCAGATCCTATAGTAAAAGATGGTATACAGTTTAATCCTATACGTTATGATAGTGTTATAGAACTACCTACTAGACAACTCGGCACTATAGTCATTGTTGAGAGAGAAGTAGCCTTGTTCATATGGAAGACTAAGTATAGAGAAGATGTCTGTTATTTAGACCATCCTATAGTTAGAGATGATAAGTATACTAGTCTTGCTGCTTTGAGCTTAGTATGTATGAGTGAAGCACTTGTTCGTTATTGTTTATAAGACTACTCTCTCCTTTACTATATAGCTGGAGGGGGGGGTATGTTAGAATAATCGTTGGGTTCCCGCTCCCCCCGTCAAAAAAAAGGCCATATGCGAACAAATCGTGGGCTATATTTTGGGGAACATAGGGGGGGGGTGGTAAGAAAAAACAGTTTTCCCCCATATATAACCATCCTTTTTGCCCGGGTATATATATAAATTTTTGTAGGAATATTCTTGCCCCTTATTTTTGGTAGAGTATGGGGGGGGTGGTAAAAGAAATCCCTTTGCCCAAAATATTAGACATCCTTTTTGCCAGGGTGTATATATTTAATTTTCTCCCCTATATTTTGGCCCAGAATAGTAGGGGGGGTGGTTAAGTTTTTCCGTTTTCCCCTGAGAATAACCATCCTTTTTGCCCTGTAATTAGTATATAGTTTTTGGGCCTTATTTCTGATAAATATTCTGACAAAGGTTTTATAATCTTTGTTATTTTTTTGTCAGAGTTTTATCAGAGTTTAGGGGAGAATATTTGTATATATAATGTATGGCAGCATTATCTTGGGATGAAATTTGTGAGAGAGCAATTAAGAATAACAAAGAGATTATTTGTGAAGTTGATGAGAGATATGTAGACGGTTCTAAGTTATATAAAAATAGATGTAATATTTGTGGAGATGAGAAAATACAACCTTCTTATTATATTACAAAGTGCCTAAAGTGTTCACATAATAAATATAGATCCAATAAAGAAGAATTTATAAAGAAGGCAATAAAAGTACACGGTGATAGATTTAATTATGATTCTGCGGAATATGTAAATGCTGATACAAAAGTAAAAATATTATGTAATGTGTGTAATGAGTTTATTTTTCAATCTCCTGCAAATCATCTAATGGGCAAAAAGTGCAGAACTTGTGCTAACAACAAATTAAGATCTACTAAAGAAGAATTTTTAGATAAAGCGAGACTAGCTCATGGTGACAAATATAATTATGATTTAGCGGAGTATATAAATTGTATCACTAAGATCAATATATTTTGCAAAACTTGTGATAAGTATTTTGTGCAAAGTCCTGAAAATCATTTGCAAGGCCAAGGTTGCAGAAAATGTTCAGAAGACAAATATAGATCTACTAGAGACGAATTTATAAAGAAATCAAGAGAAAAGCATGGCGACAAATACAATTATGATTTAGTAGAATATGTAAATACAAATACAAAAATTAAGATAATATGTAATAAATGCAACTTTATTTTTTCACAGAGACCAGATCATCATTATACTGATGGGCAAGGCTGTCCAGTGTGTAAAGAATCAAAAGGAGAAAATAGAATTGCCAAATATTTATTAGAAAAAAATATTAGATTTATTCCATATAAAGGATTTGATGATCTTAGAAACGTAAATCCTCTTAAATTTGATTTTTATTTAATTGATTTAAATTTATTGCTTGAATATGATGGAGAATTTCATTACAAAGCCTTACTCGGATCTACTCCCGAAAAGAAACAACAAAGATTGGAAGATTGTCAGTTTAGAGACAAAATAAAAAATGAATGGGTTTTGAGAAACAATATTCCTTTGCTCCGTATACCTTATTGGGATTTTGACAGGATCGAAGAGTTATTAGAAGCTTTTATTCGTGAGCATACTAACAAAAAAGAAATAAAGCAATTAGCTATGGAGATATAAAAAAAAGGAGCTTTGCTCCTTTTTTTTATTTAGTCTCTTGGATCCCAGAATGGATTTTTTCTTTTATATTTTTCTTCAGAGATTGAAACGCCCATATTGTTTGAGAATCCATCCATCATTCTTCCTATGAGTGATTTCCATTGTGATGAATATGATTCTTTGCTTGCGCTCCCACCTTTTTCTTTATAAGTTTCGAATGCTTTTTCGATGCCTTGTTCAGACATTGCTTCTTGGAGTTCTTCTTCTGAATGTTTGGTTTTCATTTTTTCCTCTTCGGCTAATTTTATCATAACTTTAGTTATAGTATTAGCTTCACTGTAAAAACCAGTGTTATCTAGTTCGTTTGCAATTTCATTTAGGGATGAAATGATTATTCTTTTATTCATTTTTTTATTTACATTAATCTTAGTTTTTCATATTCTTATAATTGTTGAAAAGATTACCAATTTCACGCATTTCTTCACCAGCAATCATAACTCCGTATTTCTTTAAACTTTTATTCATTTCTTTGATTGCTTCTTGCATACCATCTTTCATAAACACATCAAGAATTGAAAGCACGAAAGATTGTAATTCTCCTCCGCTAAAGTCTTTTCTAGCATTTTCGTCATCTTCAAGTAATGACATAATCATTTTTGAAATTGATTTTACAACGTTTCTACCTTTGTTTTCATCCTTTTCATTCTTGCTTTCGAAATCGCCTTTAAAGTCACTTGGAGCTTGAGCAATCTTATTCATAATATTTGTGATAGCACTTGATTCTTGATAGAGTCCATCATTGTCGAGTGTATTAGCGATATCATTTAATGATGCGATAATTTGTCTTTTATTCATTTTTTCCCTTTTTGTCAGTGATTGGTCCGCCTGTCACCCAAGCATCACAAGTTCTTTTTGCTGCACATTTGAATTTTAAGAATTTGCAATAACCAAGTTTTCCAGCATTGATAGTTTCAGTAGCATCTTCTCCGATACCACTTTCTATACAATCTAAAGTTTTGCTTGTAATATCAAAAGCTGCACAATTTCCGCAAAGCATATTTTTTACTTCTGAAAGATCATCTACTTTCCACATCTTCATTTTTTTAAGCCAGAATTTATCATTTGGCTGAGAAGGGTCTGCTGGGCCATATCCATACTCGTTTATCGCTTTTTGCCTATTTTTTAGGTTCAATTTGATGTCTTGAGTTGCATCAGGGCAATCTTTTTCTTTCTCTGCTAATTTTGTAATAGTAAAGTTTATTTCATTTGCAAGAAGTACTCTGTCATTTAATTCTAAAACTTCTGATATTTTTATTAAATCTTTGAGAACATTTACTTTATTC